ATTTTTAAAAGTAGGTGCAATTATGTTAGCAAGTCCGATTTTTTGGATAGTAGCAGGCGTGATAGCACTCGGCGTAGCTGTGTATCTGCTGATAAAACACTGGGACAAGGTTGTGCCTTTCTTTCAAGCATTATGGCAAGCAACAAAAGATGTGTTTTTCAATGCTTGGGAGAGCATAAAAGAGTTTTTACTTGCTGCTTGGGATTTGATAAAAGGCGTGTTTGTAAAGGCTTGGGAAGGTATCAAAGGTGTGTTTATAGCTGTTTGGGAATGGTTGAAAGGCTTTTTAGCAGACTGGGGACCAGAGATACTAATGATAATAGCACCAGTTTTTGGTATTCCGTTAATGATTTTCAAACACTGGGACACTATCAAAGAGTTCTTTGCAGTTCTCTGGGACGGTGTGAAAAATGTTTTCTCGTCTGCTTGGGACTTTATCAAAGGAATAGTCGATAAAATCGCAGGTGCTGTCAAGAAAGTGGTGGGCTTTGTCGGAAAACTAAATCCATTTAAAAAGGGCGGTAGTGACGAGGAAATACCCGCTTTTGCAGAGGGCGGAATAGTTAATCGCCCTACTTTTGGGATGATAGGAGAGGACGGACCCGAAGCAGTGATTCCGCTTTCCAAACCTGATAGAGCAAGCGAGCTATTAAATAAAACAGGTTTATCAGGGAGTGGCGGTGGCAGTAGTTTTGTGTTTTCTCCGACTGTCAATATACATGGCAATGCTGATAAAACAGTGATAGATAATAGTTTGGCTGATTTAAAAAGACAGTTTGAAAAGTGGCTTGCAGATAGAGAGGCATATCAAAGAAGGACGGTGCTAACATAATGAGATTGATAAATGATAGAGAAAGTTATGATGCTAATGCAGAGAGCCATCCAAAACAAACTATATACAGTGTAAATAAAAACTTTCCATACGGGATAGCAAAGAATATTATTGCTAATATGGCAACAATCCCACCAGCATATCCTAATTTGTCATCAAGTGTTAATTTAGATTTTTTCATAAAATCCTCCGTTGCTTACATAACACCAAAACAAGAAAAATGTTACATATTGTTTTTTAGGGGGTCTAATGCAATGGTTATATGAAACAAAACAGGGCGATTGCTTCGATGTGTTGGCAATGGATATTTATGGCAGTGAACACCTGGCATACTTGCTGATAATGGCAAATCCGCATTTAATGAAATACACATATTTTCCTGCTGGTCTGAAAATGATAGTGCCACAGACACCAAAGTCAAAGCTAAATAGCAGTAAACCAGCACCACCGTGGATATAAAATGCGTAAAGTAGAATTAGAGCTGTATTATAATGATAAAGAAATCGATGTGTCGGACTTTATAGAAAGCTTTTCTTATGCAGATAAAACCAAGACAAATCAGGGCGATGATATGTCTGTGACACTGCAAGATGTGGCAGGCTTGTGGAGAGATGCTTGGTTGCCCGAGCTGGGAGCGAAGTTCTCTGCTAAAATAAAGGCAAGTGATTGGTTTGCAGTTGGTGACAGCTTTATCCGAGAGGCTGGTGGTTTTGAGATAGACGATTTATCAAGTAGTGGACGCCCTTCGATGTTTACTATTTCTGCTGTTTCTGTGGGGATAACAAATAGCATCCGCAGGCAACAAAACACGCAGGCGTGGGAGAACATAACAGCGAAGGACATATTACAGGAATTAGTAGATAGACACGACTTTGAATTGCAATTTTACAGCGAGTATAATCCGATTTTGGAGCGGTGGGAACAGAAGCAGGAGAGTGACATAACCTGCATAAAGAAGCTATGCGAATATTGTGGCTTTATGGTAAAGATTACAGATAAATATATCATAATTTTTAGGTGCGAAGAGTTTGACGAAAAAGAAGCAGAGATAACCATAAAAGCAAGTGACGGCGTGACTTCGTGGAGTTTTAACAGTAACACCAGCGATGTTTATTCTGCTGTGGAAGTAAAGTATTATGACCAAGAGACAAAGGAACTGAAAGAGTATTTATATGTTCCTGACGGTCTCTCGGGCGTGCGTGGGGGTAGCAAAAAAAAACAAGCAAAACCAAAGTCACAGACTGTCCAAAATTTAGGCGATGACACAGATTGGATAATCGAGAGTGTAACAGTGGAACAGCCATCGGCAGAAGAGGATAATGAACCCGAAATAAATGACCCAGAAGTAGGGCAGGTTTTAAAGGTTAATAGACGAGTTTCGTCAATAGCAGAGGCAGAGGAGCTGGCAAAGTCACTTCTACGAAATGCGAATATGAGACAGCTGAAAGGCACGATAACCAGTATCGGACGACCTGATATACATAGCGGACAGAATATAAGGATAGAGGGCTTTGGTCGGTGGGACAGCGTGGTGTGGAATGTAGAGGAACACAATCACGAATACAGCCGTAGTGGATATAGTAGCACATTGGAAATCAGAGGAATAATAGGTTTTTAAATGAATTTTGATATGAGAGTAGGAAAGGTGGTAAACACCGATACAGCAAATTGCACAGCAAGGGTGCAATTCTCTGATATAGACGATTTAATCTCTGCTGATTTGCCTATTTTACAGAGGAACACCCAAAATAACAAAGACTATAATATGGTGGATGTGGATGAGCAAGTTCTCTGTGTGCTATTTGAAAATAGTGGCGTGATATTAGGGAGTGTTTACAATCAGCAGGACACACCGCATTTTGATAGTCAAGATGTGCGTGGTGTGAAGTTTGACGATGATACAGAGGTGTCTTATGATAGAAAAGGACATAGCCTAAAAGCAATCGTTGAAGGTCATATAGAGGCAGTAATAACAAAATTTATAAAAGCAGAAATAAAGGAGAATGTTGAGCTATGTGTTAAAGAGACTATCAAACTTTTGGTAAGTGAATGTGTCAAGATGACGATAAACGACCAATTAGAAGCGATAGTCGGTAATTTATTTGAAATAAAATCACCTAGTATTCGAATAATTGATAACCAAAGTATAGAGATTGACAATCAGAATTTTGAGCTAAACAACACAAACACAGATATAAAATCTGCTACTACAAATATAGCTGGGAATGTAAATTTGGGTAACAATGCTTGTCAACCAGTAGTCCATGCAATGACACTATGTCCTTTATTTGGAACGCCTATCGGTAGTGCTGGGCCAAAAGCAAGCACAGTAAAAGTGCCGCTAGATTAAAAGGAGAGAAAAATGGGAGTAACAGATACTCAAAGATCCAGGTATGAAATGATAAAAGAAGCATTAGAGGAGCTTTACGAGTTAGAGCAAAAGCCAGTAGTTGATAAGAAAGCTTTAACTTATTTATTTGCTATTATGCTGCAAGAATCTGACGGAATTGATAGAGAGTCCTCGTCAGAATCTGCTCGAGGTTTTTGGCAGTTTCAACTAGGTAGTATAAAAGATGTGCTTAAAACTGGTGTAATCACGGAAACGAGAGCAAATACCATAGCCAAAAGGTATATAGAAGGAAATCCGACATTGTTTCAAGAGCCAGTAAACTGGGATGAAATTAAGGGTGATGTATTGCAAAGGAAAGCAGAGTTAGTATATATTTTACTAAAAGAGGAATCTTGTGACAAGCTTGCTGCAATATTTGCTAGGTTACTTTTGCTACGAATGGAAGAAGTATTAGAAGAATCTATAGTAGAAAATGCAGAACAAGCATATAAAGATTACACTAAAAAATGGGGTCCTAACCAGTCTAGGAAATGTCGTTGGTTTGGAAAGCATTATGATGATTGCTATTGGAATAGCAAATGTAAGTTAGATAAAAAAGCAGTAAGTGATGGCGCATGGAAAACTGCTATTAATGTTGTTAATGAACTATATCAATAGGATCTATCAATTGGCAAATGTATTTTATTTGTAGGGTCTATGATATGCACTCTCAATGTATTTTTTAGACCAGAATACTCATTTATAACTCCTTTAAGTGTATATTCTTGACCTTTTGATAAATTATTAAACTCATCATTTTCTGGGTCATCGCGACTATAGTAACCTACTACTATATGATAAAGCATTGTGTCCGGGTTTTCTAATTTTTCATAAAAACCTAATAGATGGATTAAAGCAGTGCTAGAATTTATTTCTAAATGCCCTATTTGACCTGTTACTTCGATGTAGTCTCCTTCCCCGTTAGGCTTGATACGATTCATTGTAGCTTTTTCACAATCGAGGTCGAACTCTTTTGTGAGATCAAAGGCTGATATTTTTTCGTATTCTACTGAATATAATATAGCAACAAAAGATAAAAGAATAATAAGCATTAGTTTTTTCATAATAATTCCTTTTGAGGACAAAAACAATAGGAAATTATTTTTGTTACAAAATAAATTTGAATTGTCCGACAATTGTTTATTTGACGAAAATATGGCTTTGTAGAAAAAGTGAACGCATATTAAGACTACAAAAGCGAGGGAAATATGCCTTTAGATATAAATAGATTAAAAAATGCTATCAGAAGCAATTTAGCAGACAACTCACAGAAATCAGCAGAAGCAGCCCTTGATAAAATGGCGTTAGCAATAGCAGAAGCAGTGATAACTGAAATCATTGAAAATGCAGAAGTAATTGGCACATCTGTTTCAGGCGGACCTGTAGAAGGAACTATAATATGATAGGCAGTATTACAAGTGGACTTACTGACAAAGACAATTTAAAGGAATTAGCTATTGCCAGGGCATTAGCATTGACACCTTTTGTAGGGCTGATAGGTAAATGCTATTTTTATAGCAGCGGATTAGCGGTAAAGACATACAACAATCTGTCACGCAAGGTAGCATCGCAGTTTTATGACCACGCAGTAATTTCGGGAAAACCAGTTCCCGAATATGTGGGCGGACAGCTTGAGGAATATAATTATGAGATAGTTTTGCACGCTTCACTCGGAGTAGAGCCTCTGACAGAGATAAAGCTACTAAATGCTATGGTGGATAGCGGAGAGGCTTATAATGTTTTCAATCACGGAAAAAGCGAGGGCAAGTGGACTATTCGCAGTATGGAATATGAAGTTACCCATTGGGGTAAGGGTCGTCCTGCTGTGATAAATGTTAGTTTAGTGCTGAAAGAGTATGTGGAAAGTTTGCCAGTGCAGGCACAGATGAAACTACGACAAGAAGAGTTAAAAATGGGCGATACAGGATTAGGCGGTCCCGAAAGGTTAGGTGGAACTGCTTCAGTAGATGCAAGCCAAGTGAGAGAGTTAACTCCTATCGGCGATGCTTCTATATTAGAGGCAATAGGCGGATAAATGTTATCAGATGGCAAATTATTTCCAAAAGTAACTATACGGATAAAAGACAGTGTAAGTTTGGTGGGAACTCCGCGTGAGTTTGACATAATCGGCACTCCGCTGAAGGAAGTGGAAATCGGAGCTGTGGGCATCCGCAGTATTTATCAGAATGTAAAGACGATAATGACCACCTGGCGTGGGAGTGTGTTTTTGGATAGGCAGTTCGGCGTGGATGCACGGATAATAGATAGACCGATAAATTTTGCTATACCCGAACTTATAGTCAATTTGACAGAAATTATAGAAAAATATGAGCCACGAGTGGAAGTGGTGGAAATCACTTTCACAGAAGCAGAGATTTAGAAGGAAAACAAGATGGGATATGAAATAATCTGGGATGAACCATTTCAAAACAGTAAAGTATTTGTGCAATATACTATTTATAAAAATGACAACTTCTTGGCTTCCACAGTTGAATTAAGTTATTTAGACACAGATGGTGATATAAATGATAGATATTGCGTGGTGGCAAATTATACAGAGGGAGACAGTGACCCCATCTGTATTACATTGACAGATTAGGAGATAGAATGGCTATAATAAACGATTTACCTGAAGTATTATTTGCAAAGGTTGACACCAAAGAAGTAGAACAAGCAATCATCACAATGTATGAGGGCATAACGAATACAACGCTATTTCCTGGTGACCCAGTGCGTTTATTCTTGTCCACGCTCGCTGCTGATAGGGCACAAGAAAACGCTATCACAGATTGGATGAACAAGCAGAACTTACTTCGCTATGCTACTGGCAACTTCCTTGACCATTTAGGATACTGGGGAGATGTGCAAAGATTACCTGCATCGCCATCGAAAACTACTCTACTTTTTACGCAACAAGAGGAGAGAGCGATACCGACTATCATTCCAAAAGGGACAAGGGCGACAGCAGATGGAAAGGTTTTCTTTGCAACAGATGTAGCGACTACTATTCCTGCTGGTGACTACCAAGCAGAAGTTTCGGCTACTTGTTTATCTACTGGGACAGTGAGTAATGGACTTGTGGCAGGTCAGGTCAATAGATTGGTGGACAGGATAGCATTTATTGAAAAGGTCATAAATACCTCTACTACGCAAGGCGGGTCAGATATAGAAAATGATGAGAGCCTCCGTAAACGAATCCGCCTTGCACCTGAGCGTTTTACCACTGCTGGTAGTGAACTTGCTTATATTTATTATGCTCTGACCGCCCATTCTAATATAGAGGATGTGGCGATATTGTCTCCAAAACCCGTTTGGGTGGAGCTTTACATAATGCTGAAGGGCGGAGAAATCCCTGACCCAGAGGGTGCAGAGATAACAGCAGTCAAAGATATTTTCGGCGTTCACGATGGCACTTCGACTAATAGCACGATGTCAAACACTATGAGTGGCAAAAAGATACGCCCGTTGACAGATTTTGTGCAGGTTTATCCGATAAATGCAGTGGATATAGACTATACAGTTAGGTGGTATGTGACTTCGGAGCAAGCGGTGGACTTGAAAACAATACAAGAAAACATAGCAAATGCTGTGACAGAATATGAAGTGTGGCAAAAAGCAAAAGCAGGGCGTGATATAGTTCCTGATAAACTGATAAGCTTGTGCCGTTCTGCTGGTGCGAAACGAGTTCAATTGACAGGATTAGAATTTATCAGATTGTCAAGCAATCAGGTGGCGAATTTCTTACCAAACGCAGATAGGATAGAATTTGGTGGTGTAGAGGCAGAATAGTGGAACGAGTAGATTTTAAATTTGTAGATATGTTACCCAGTTCAATACAGGATGATCCAAAATTTATAGCGGCGTCTGAGTGCTTGGATAGTCTATTCTTGCGGGCCAGTGAAAAGTTAAATTATTTGTTGATATATAGCCGTATTGACGAATTAGACGAGCAAGCACTTAGCGATTTGGCGTGGCAGTTTAATTTGGACTGGTATGAGGGCTGGTCGCTCACAGAGACAATAGATGAACGCCGATATTTAGTAAAAGAAGCCACGAAACTGAAATGGCACAAAGGCACAAGGTTTTCCATAGAACGAGTGGCAGATATATTAAATATGCCTATCTCTATCACAGAATGGTGGGAGGATGCTACAAACGAGCTTGAGCCAGGTGAATTTAAAATAGAAGTGGATACATCTCAAAAAGGTTCTTATGACAATTTAGAGGGCGACATAATACAATTAGTATATGCTTTAAAAAATGTGCGTTCCCACTTAAAAACTATACAGCAAATAATAAATCAAAAGTTGACTATGTATATTGGCGTAGTAGGGCTTATGGCAGAGTTCGGGAAGGTGTTTCCACCACACAAGATGATAGACAGTTTATTGCGATTATTTACAAAAATGGGTTCTTATAGTTTTTTAAAAGGGAAAGTGCTTCCGAAGTCAGACGACTATGAAGATATTTTCGAGCCAGTGCGAAATCTACGATACAAGAAAAAGGGATTACAAATCACTGTTTCTAATATCCCCAGCACAGTCAACAGACGGTGGAATACACCTGTTTATGGCAATGGAGTATGGGTAACCAACTCTATAGACGCTTCAAATAGTGAAAATTTTGCTTTTTCAATGGACGGAGTGAATTGGAGAACCACAGATGTAGTTTCTACGATAGCATTGCCGTGGAAACAACCTGTCTTTGGAGGTGATATATTTGTAGCAGTTGCTGACCAAAATACTAATATCAGTCAAAGAAATCTTGTTTGGTCTATAGATGGAATTATTTGGACACCTTGTTCTATGCCAGGTGCAACGCAATATAGAACTTGGAATTCACCAGTTTTTGCAAACGAAAAGTGGCTGATGACTTCAACCTCAAATAGTTCAAGTGAAATGATCGCTCGCTCGTCCGATGGTAAAAACTGGTCAATAGGAGCTATTACTGGAAGCTTCAATAGTCCCTGGAATGCACCTGTTTACGCAAATGGAATATGGATAGTCACATCGAATACTAGTAAAAGAAATCAAAATGTCGCTCGCTCGACAGATGGCATAGCTTGGACTATTTTTGATATAAATACAACAGACCTAAGAAATTGGCAGAAACCGATTTTTGCAAATTATAAATGGATTGTCTTAAGCACAAATCAGAGTTCAGAAAATGTAGCATATTCCGAAGATGGAATAAATTGGTTTGTAGGAAGTTTTCAATTTAATGCTACTCCTAATATTTCTTTTGATTATTTAAATGGGTATTTAATTATCGGCACAAATTTGAGTAGTTCTTATCCAGCGAGTGGTTATGTTTATAGTTCCTTAATCACCGATGGGATAAACTGGACGCAAGCTCACAGAACTTCAGCACTTTATACACCACCTGTTTATGCAGACGGAAAATGGATGATGATGTATCGAAGTCCTCAAACTTCAGGATTTTGGGACAACAATTATATATACTCTACTAATGGCACGAATTGGACAGAAAACAATATCTTTGATACCTCTATGCGTATTTTCTTTACTAAACCTGTCTTTAAAAAACAGATGTGGATGACTATTGCTATGACAGAGGAAGTAAGGAATAATTTAGCACATTCTACAGACGGATTAGATTGGCAAGTAAAGGATATATCTACCACTGTTAATCGTGGATGGAATGAGCTTGTATATGCAGATGGGAAATGGTGCACGACTGCTACTAATAATACAAATACAGAAAATATAGTGGTAATAACCTATGATTAAAAATGAAAATATAAATTTTAGAAACAAACAGGAGGCAAAATGACTTTTATGTCAGTGATAACGCCCTACGGCAGACAAGCTATCTTATCTGCTATTAGTGGTGGGGAAAACATCCAAATACGATATATGGGTATCGGTGACGGAGATGGCGAGGAATACAATCCCTCAGATACACAGACCGATTTAAAAAACGAATGGCACGAGATAGAAATAAACAATCTATATTTAGATGAAAATAATCCAAACTGGCTTATAGTGGAGGGCTATATTCCCGAAACTATCGGTGGATATTGGATAAGGGAATTTTCATTAAAAGACGAGAATAGGAAAATAATAGCTATATCATCTTGGCCTGCTACTTATAAGCCTACACTCCCCGAAGGCTCGTCAATGGCTACTGTAATGCGAATGGTCATCGAAGTCAGCAACACGTCTGTGTTTGAGCTAAAGATAGACACTTCGCTTGCTCTGGTGACAAGAGACGAGTTTTTACAGCATATTAACCAAGATGGCAGAGACGAAGTCCATCATTCCAGTGTTAACCCAGAAGAAGGGACAATTGCTGTCCGACATTTTAATGGGCGACTAAAAGCAGGCAAGCCAGTAGAGATTGATGAGGTAGCTCGGCTACAAGAAATGAACGACTTAATAGCTATGATTGGACAATTGTCGGATACAGGTGTCCCTTTATGGAAAACCTATGTCGGAGATGGTGTAACCAATCGATTTGAAATGTTAGGCTTGCTTTCTGATAATCCGAGTGCTGTGCTTGTTTATCTTGACGGGATAAAACAAGTGGGAGAGCTTGATTATAGCATAGTAAACAGTATTTATATAGAATTTGTCTCTCCGCCAGCTCAAGATGTAAAAATAGAATTCCTTACGCTTGTCACTTTGACACAGTATCCGATGGCAAGCACAAATATGGCTGGGGTAGTAAAACTGTCAAACCGTGAGGAGCTGCAAAACGGTTCTTTCACAGAACCGAATAAAGTGGTCACTGCTGAAAATATCAGCGGAAGTGCTGGCTTTAAGGTAGGGCATAACAATTGGCAAATAAATGTCAGTCAGCAAGCAAAATTAAACCTTTACAAGACGAATATTAGAGACGGTGTTAATGGTGATTTATTCGGGCTAAATGGAAATTATACAAGTGCAATGCTTATTCCAAATGCGATAACTGGTGAATCTTTAAAATGTCGTTTAACAGGAATGAATAGAGTGTATAGGTTTTACGGTCCAGTCCTTGAATTTGATACTATCCCTACAATAGCATTGCCTGATTTCAGAATAGGTGATATTTATTATTTCATTTATGCAGGGCAAACGACAGCAGATGTGAGATTTTTAAATGATTTTGCTGGTATGTCATTTGTTGTAACTGTAGCAGCGTCTCAGACACTTGCGTTAATGTATTTGGGTGTGACATCGACAAGTATGCCAATATTTAGTAGGGTTGTATAACAGGGAGGATAATTGAAAGCAACGCATAGTGTAGTAGAAGGTTTGAGAATACCTATATATCAAAATCTCACATTGCAAGTCTCCACAAGTGGTAATGATAGCACTGGTGGATTGAGTAACTTATTTAGACAGCCACAAGCGGCTATTGACTGGGCTGTGGCGAATTTAGATTTTCATAATGTGGAAAGTCTGACGATAAATATTGGAAATGGGACATTTAATCAGATTGCAATTGATAAGGTTTTTAATGGTCTTGCAAAGATAAAAGTCACTGGTTCAGATATCAATAATTCTATAATCTCTGGTGGCTTTAGGGCTGAACACAGTAACAGAATAGAAATAAGCACTTTGACAATAAATGCAGGTTCGGGACAGACAGCTCTATTCTCTTATGATAGCCATATTGCTATAACTAACTCCATAACAATAAATGGGACGAATGCGTCAAATGGTGTGCAAGTCCATTATTTCGGGACAATTTATGCCGCTAATTGCACAGTGTCATTAAATGGTAGTTATGGAAATCATTTTAGAATAACTGAAAATGGAAAATTTATTATGATGAGAGGAACAGTTTCAATAAATGGTAGTTCATCAGGAATTGTTATGTCTTGTGGCACACAATCAGCTATAACAGTCGGTGAAGGTGTAATAAATGGTTCTGCAACAGGTAAACGATACGAGGTTACTGCTTGCTCTGTAATAAGCACAAATGGGCTTTTATCTAATATACCAGGTTCAATTGCTGGCACAGTTGACACTTCCAGCTTTGCAAATTAGGAGGCGATAATGCAAGTCACAGATTGGTCAGTTTATCCGAATTTCAAACAATCAGAGTTCACCTGCAAGTGCGGATGTGGGACAAACCGAATGAGTAAGTTAGTTATGGATATGCTCCAAAACGCTCGGACAACAGCAGGTATCCCATTTGTGATAAACTCGGCGTGCAGGTGTCCCACTCATAACCTAAAAGTCAGCAAAAGCAATTCTGGTGACCATATCACAGATAGCAATAACCTGTGCTTTGGAGTAGATATAGCAAGCATAAACAGTCGCAATAGATTTTTAATTTTGCAGGCTTTAATATTGGCAGGCTTTGACAGGATAGGCGTTGACGATAGATTTATCCACGCAGGCATAGGCAAGAGCTTGGGCGGGCGAATGGATGATAAAGTAGTGTGGTTTTATTAAAGCAGTATCACTCCTGCTTTACCAAAAATTTCCCATAAAATATAGCCAGCCCTGTCGCAAGCGTGCCTGTCACAAATCCACGCACCAACGCCCCTAAAAATTCTGTCTTGTCCTCAAAAATGATACCAGCAGTGATACCTAAAAACCACATAACCAGGATAATATGCCACGGTCTCACTTTTGGTATCTCTCGGAGTAGCATAGCAGAAACCAATAGGGCAAGCGGAATCATTGCCATACTTTCAGCAAGCCCTTCTTTTAAAATTTCCATATTGACAACTCCATAAAAAATGCTATATTTTTGCTTGTCAGCCAATGGTGGCGAATATGCAAAACGACTACATTCAAATGTTGGAGGGCTACAAAGTGTCACAAACAGTAGAAGCAGATGTTGACGAACTGGAAAATGTTGACCTGTCCGATGCAGAGGGCAACGACATAGTAAGAGGTTCAAAGACAATTGTCAAAACACTTATGAGGGC